TCAGCTAAAGACATCTACAACACCCTCTCACTGGATATACTCAAATCTGGCAAAGATTCTGACGTTCTGAATCTCTGTGTAAGCCCTGATATTCGCGTATACATCCAGTGAACCTATCGTGTTGCCGGATGTAGGAATAATGCTTAACGTGCCAGAGTCGTACAGGCCAAGTTCTGCGCCAGCCTGTATCGAGGATTCCATTTCCGTCTTCATGGCCTCAACGTAAATGGGGGAATTTGGTTTGCCAACATATCTTTCGCCAATACTTCTGAGCCTGTTTACGACATAGTTGATAACCCTAACAGTGGAAACTTTTGTAAACGAACTCTCTGGCTTGGCGGCCGTTCTGCCGGTTACAAGATAAGTCTGAAGGCCAGAAATCGTTCTCTGTATAAATACTGGCGTCATCCTTCCTCCGGCAATGGTGTTGGCTTGATTCATGTTTATGTCGTATATCAAACTGGCTTTAGGGAGTACCGTTCTAGCAGCGCCGGTACCCAACGGCTGTGAAATCATAAACCCGCCAACATAAGGGGCCAGATTTCTTCTGCCAGACTTGCCAAGCACTGTACCGTGGCCAACAACGACACATAGGTTTTTACCCATATCTATGAGTGAACCTTCAGTATCGGTCATGGCCTCTCCGGTAACAAGGCCGTCTGCGGTCTTGTACATATCTGGCAGAGACGTGGCTAACGTACTTGCCCATGTTGACATGGCTGCAAATCCGTAGTCTGTTGGTTCATTAACGCCCATGAATGCTATGCACTGCGTAGAAAGCGAAGAGTTGTCGTAGGCAAATCTTGCCACCTGATAAGGCACGCTCAAGTCTGTGTGACTATCGGCTCCGGCATCCGGGTCATCTTCGTCCAAATATGTCAGAACCGTCGCTGTAACCGTGTCGTCAGCATAAACGCCGGCAACCACGATATAACTTGCGTCATAACCTTCAAGGGCCTTAAAGGCATCGGACAAGGCTTTGTATCTCTTATTGGCAGTGTCGGGCTCTTCGGCGTATGTTACCGTTATTTCAAAGTAATCACCGTCAGCAACGGCAGCTGGAGTGGCCGCCGCCACAGCTAGCGTGAATTTAAGCCCAGTTGCAGGTACGGTCAGTACATAGCTGGAACCTGAAATTGTAACGTTTTCAAATCCCGGTTCATATGAAGCCCCTTCATCGAACGACACGGCTATAACTCCACCGTCAAAAGATGTGGCGGCGTCTGGTGCGTCTATAAATACTATTCTTACTGTACCGTTGAATTTTCCCTGAAAACCGGAACCTGTGGTAAGCTCTTCCACGTCACACGTTGGTATGTTGGCTTTAACTATTGTGGTATCGTCGGAATCTTTTAGAGTACCGGTAGCGTCAAATTCATTGACCTGAAATCCCGTTCTAACAAGAACAGGCACAGCGGCAGGGGTGCCACCGGTACCGGTTGAACCTACATAAAAATCATAGGCAGCTCCAAGCAAATCAGACGATGTAGTAAACATTGTCTCAAGCGCACTAGATGCTGGTATCGGATATGGTTCATTAAACATAATCGGAGTACCATCACTAAATGAGTCCTGAGAAGTCCAGCCAAAGATTAGCGCAGCGGGAAGAGAGGTATTGATACTTACCATCTGTCCGCCGTCTATTAAAAATTGTTCTACCCCAGGTAGATTAGGGTATTTTTGCATCGGTTGACCTCCTCTTGACCGTTAAAGGTCAAATTATCTTTGCGTTGGTTAAAATTTCTTTTATCAGGCCTACGTTGCTGGCAAAAGTCTTGTTAGTCCTGACATAGTACTTCAACACGGAGTAGAAAGCCTGTGTATCGTCTATGTTTTCGGCATCGTCACTCAAGCGTTCAGACATGTATATTTCGCATACGCCGAGTCTTCTAAATGCACCACGCACGAGTTGCATAAAATCTTCAAAAGTCATCGTGGTCGCATCTCTGATACTGGCATCGGTTGAAAATACCCTGAACTCGAGTTCGTTGTCATAAAACATAAGGTCGGTTTGTTCGCCTTCAATTCCCAAAACGTCAGGCTCTATCTCTATCGTTCTGGGTACTTTCCAGCTTGTACCGGAGAAGGGTTTACCACTTACCGCACCTGGTCTACGCCTTACAAGCCTGTATGTAATTACCGGGCCGTCGGAAATTGTTATACCAAAATCGCTTGTTGGCTTGTACGGGACCATTACAACGGTATCAATAAAACCAGCTTCTTTTCTATAAGTGTCAAACAGGTTTTTAATGCCTTTTATAACCGTATCTATGTCTTTCTTCGCTATGGTTTTTACATCAACCTGTTCCACTTACCAAGCTCCTCCCTGTTACAGTACAGTTGTAGAAATAACACCTTGTTTGAAAATTCAACGGTGTCAACCTTGGAAACGGAATATACCTCTATCACTTTTATAGGTTTGTTTATAACGCCGTTTTTCTTGTAAATATTGAATACGATGTCACCCTTCTTCGGAAGGAAGTTGCAATTATCTGCTTCTACAAGGAAACGCACGTATTCCTCCTCGTTGGCACCAGGGGCGTAATACTCGGTAGCTTTAGAGAGAGACCTGTCCAAACTTGTAGTCTGTTTTACTGTGACAAACACATGGTCAAGCACAGACCCGTCGCTTAGCCTCTCGCGATAGATATATTCGTTGCCGTTTTCAGAAAAGAAGTCGGATATTTTTTCTTCGAAGTTTTCAAACAGCTCATTCATGTTAGTGTGCTCCATACTCTACTAAACGTCTTTGGCACGTACTTTCCTCTAAGCGCGGCATATGCTGAAGGCGTAGCGGAGACGAGTGATTGCTCGGCCTTTTTAACGGCATCCCTGTAATACTCGAGCATCGCGCTTTTTGACGCGCCATACTGTATAGAGTTACCAGACACCATAACGGAGTCACCAGACTTAAAGTCCTTTTCGAGGAATATCATCTCGAGCAGATTCAACATTGTCCTGTCCCTGACGTAGTTCCTTTCTATCGTTGTAAGTACGCTGCCAGTAACGCCTATTATTACCTTGCCTGTTATCGCCTCGAGCCTTAGAAGGGAGTCTATGTAGGAAAGGTATACGTCCCTTTCCTTGACCCTTGTCTTTAAAGTACCCAACCTTGAGTGTATTGTCCTTATATTAACGATGCGCGGATACATGCTGGTGAAGAAGTCTATCTGAGTCGGTTCGCATATAAGGCCGTTGTCAGAAACGACAGAGTTTATAAAAACGGTTATATACGAGTTGGTCAGAAGACCTTCCATCTCTATTCTCAATACATTGGAGTCTACCGTTATCGTTGTAGTTACCTCGGATTCCTCGCCGGTTATAACATGAGTCTGTTCTATCGATACATCGTATGTATCTATATCGTCGGTGAACTCCAGTGATATCATAGGATCTGCTCCCCACAATACCGATGACATAGGAAATACCCCGATAAGTTTCATGTCTATAAACGGGTTATCTGGTATGATTTCAGAGGAATACATCGGATCGGTAGACGGGTCTTTGCCTTCAGCTGAAGCGGATGCTGCTGACGTGGTGAAACTTATGTACACGTCTTCTGTCAGGTTATTACCTTCTATATCCTTGATGTAAGAGTCTGTAAGGTAGTCGCGCCTGTTGAGTTTTAGCGTATAGGTCGTCTGCGCCAAGAGTGCCATTACTGGTTTTATGACCAAGAGCGTATTTGAATTTTTCCACTCTACGGTAAAGTCAACAGGTATGGTGGTGTTCAAACCCTGAAGCAAAACCATCGATTCGTCAAAGGTGCTCGTGTCTACATTTGCGCTGAAAGTTATCTCCGGCTGTATTATTCTTGATACATTTGTCGCACCGTCAGCCGGGTAAACGGTAAGTATAGTCAAGCTAATCACCTCATGTCAGTCTTACTTAGAAATAACAAAAAGCCCCGACGAATCGGGGCCTATTTACTATTTAATCAGCCTTTATGTAGCGGAGGGCGGATTAATTGAGTAGAATGGAACTGGATCGTAAGACTTGCCTGCATAAACGTCCGAGAGCTTAACAATAAAAGTGCCTTCGTTCTTAGGTGCAAGAGCATATCTTTCAACAATTGCAACTCTTTCAAGCATTCTGATATCGTCTCTAACGTTAATTGCGGTAGGAAGCTGATCCTGTACGATGTATCCGAGCTGCGTAGAATCTGCAATAATAACATCTGTGAGCTTTGTATCTGATGCGTAGTCAACAAACGGGCTCATAACTACCTTGAGATTTCTGCCAAATGGCGCAGATGGGAATGTGATTGAATTGACCTGCTGCCCAACAGGGGTTCTCTGAGTCCAGCCATTAAGGTTTTCAATCGTGCTAGTGAGGCTTGCTCCGGCCCAATTGTAAGGCTGCGTTACTCCGGCCAGTCCGTTGAAGAAGAAACTTCTAAGGCTTGGATTGAGGATAAACATCTGGTATGCAAGGGGGTGAACTATCAAAAGGTCTGGATTTCCGCCCTTGTTTATGATGTTCATCATGGCAACTATGATATCGTCAAATGTCAAACCGTCGTTATCCGTACCGGTAGCGTCAACGCCAGATCCGCCAGACTGAACCGATGTAGCTGCGGCTGTGATCATCTTGGCGGCCTGCTGTTCCTTCCATCTAATTAGAGCCTGCGAAGCCTGTCTAACCAGAATATTGAAGATCGGGAAGTTGGAATACTTTACAGCCTCGTCGGTAAGCTTAATGCTGACACCGTGCTTACCAAGCAAGACCTGTTTCCATCCACCGGCCTGGAATTCCAGTTCGGGTGGCTCGTCGCCTTCGGCCATCATGAGGCTCTGACCGGAAAGGCTGATAGCTGGCATTGTGATATGAGTACCTTTAAACGGAACGTATTCAAGCAACGATGTGAGCACTGGCTGAAGATCCCAAGCCTCTACTACCATTCTCGTTACGACCTTTGGGAACATTGACGTCCAATCTGGCGATGAGACCAAATCTTTCCACTTAAGTCTTTCGTTGCCTTCTGGATCTGAAAGGTGGTCGTAAGGTGTAAGATATCCGTTATTGCTGATTATGGTCTTCATAACTTCGGCCTTTGCATCGAGCTTAAAGTTGTCTACAAGATGTGAAAGTCCAAGTTCGGTATAATCGGTTTCAATATCGGAAGCATTGATAACGCCGACTACTTCATCTCTTATCTTTTCTATGTAACCGGCCATTCTGTCAAATTTGTTTGTAGGATTCATTTACACAACACTCCTTAAAATCCCAACTGGATGAGGACGCCTTTTTTCGTAGTCGCGTCCATACCCGGCATAACTCCGCCGTTTTCAGTTCCAACAAGGCCGAGTCCGCTAAGGGGTATCGTATAGTTCAATCCAGCGATAAAGTCTTCATCCATATCAACGTTTGTAGGATCTACAACCTTGATGATTCTTCCAACTACCTGATGAAGAACATCACTAAGGTCAAGAGTCCCGGTGCCTGCAGCTCCATTGACAGCAACGGTAATAGCAACTTCTGATACGTCAAGTGGTACTGGATAACCTTCGGTATCTGGAATGACCCACATACCTGGCGTATAGGTGTAAGAATCGTCTCTGGTCTCGTCGATTGCGTACATGACAAAGTAATCTTCCAAAATAGCTATCTGTTTCTGTATCTGGTACCAAGGATCTTCGTTCATATCCCACTGGAAAACGTCGTACTGAAGTACACCGATAGGATAATTGGCAGCTATCTTTTCAGTAGATTCGCCAGCAGTTTCAACGGCGCCCTGCGTAGTTGCCCAAAGATCGATATCGATGACTCCTTCCTCAATATCTCTTGAATCATAAGTAATTGCCTGTGCCGTTCCACCGTTAGCGGGGACAATATAACCATCTGAAGTTATAGAGACAATGGTACCTTTCTTCATAACTATGCCTTTTTCTACATTTTTGTCCCATTCGACAATATGAAGGTAAGGCGCCGGTCTGAAGTTAAGGCCGCCACCGACTCTTATACCGTCAGAGTATTCCCTAAAAGTGGACGTCTTAGCAGTAAATACAGTTTTTGGCACTTAAATGACCTCCAGTCACTTTATTCCTAGTAATCTTTTTGCGCGTTCCGACGGCCTTTCGGTTACGCGATTTTTGCTTACATCAGTAGAAATAACAGCGTTTTTGTCTTCTATGGCAATGCGCTTTTTACCGTTGTCCTGTTCTTTGTTTTTTGCATCAACTGGATCTTCGGCTTTATCTTCTTCAGACGTATCATTGTTGTTTTCTTCAGTTTCTGGCGCGGCATCTGCGCTATCGGCCTCGGCGTTATCGCCATGTTCTGCGTTATCTGTACCGGCAGATTTGGAATCGGCGCTATCTGTTTCTGCCGGCTTTTCACTATCGCTTGCAGGCTTTTCCGCTTCGGCACTATCTGTTTCCGGTTTCGACTCAATATCTTTTTCTGATATCTCGGCCACCATATTAACGTCTTCGAGGCCGTCTTGTGTCTCCTGTGCTTTATTAAGCTCAGCACTATCGGTTTCTGTCTCTACCTCTTCGGCCTTGTTGAACTTTGCCACGGCCGCGTCGACTATCTCTGACACCATGTCTCTGAATGCAGACAGTGTGTCGATGTCCATAGAGCCGTAGTCGTCTTTAGTTTCAAGGTCAATGGCCTTAAGCTTATCCGACATAGACTTGAGTATTTCAGACTTGGCTATCTTTTCCAATTTTTCTACCTTGGATTCAAGGTCTTTCAATTTTTCCTCGCTCATGTTATCTTCCTCCGTTATAGTTGGTGTGTTATCTTCAATAGAACACGATTCAACAGATGCGTTAGAGTTGTAAAAAGTATCACTTTCAGCAGTTTCTTCCGGTACTACCACCCTGGCATATTTGTCGGCAGGCTCGTTAACAAAACTAACCTCACGAAAGTCCATGTGCTCGAGTATGAGAACACATTTTTCATCACCATACTTTCTGCCGGGCACGTGTTTACATGGACCTTCGGCCCAGTTTTTATCGCAGATGGAACATCTCGCCACTTCTGTTGTAAAGCCTATGCTTACGGAAAAATACCTCTCGTCCTCTATCTTTGCTACCGCATCATCGTCCCTTATATCTGCCTTAAGCACAATCGCGCCTGTGGCGTTTTCCGGAAATTTTGCGCTGGCGCCCATCAGCTTTTCTGCGGCTTCCCAATCTTCCCTGTAAAAATAATATGATTCCTGTACCCTGCCTATTGCATCCCTGTAATCGTCATGGTTAAGCAGTACCGGTTTCTTGTAAGGTCTTACAAAAGTATCGGTACCGTTTCTCATGGCAAACGTCGTATAGATACGGTTGTTTATCTCGATATCTGAATGCGTTGCCACTATCCATACGCTCTTACCTTCGGAATCAATAAGCTTGTCGCCCTTGACGAACATCGCGCTAAGTTCAACCGTCTTAGGCAGTCTATGATTGCCCACTGTTACCACTCCCAGTATGCTGATTTTGCGGATTTGTCCTGTTGTCCGTTTCCTGTGTACTCTTCTGTGCCAGTTTTGCGGATTCTTTTAACTGTCTCATCGTTATAAGTTCAAAGTGCATCTTTTTGCGCTGGTCTTCAGTCAGAGGCCTCATCTTTAACATCTCGCGCATTTCGTCTTCGTTTATCGCGTTATGCTCGTACAGGAAAACTACCTGATTTTCAAATTTGACCATCGACTCTATATCCGGATCCGGGAATATGAGTTTCGGCCTCTCGTCTTCAGACACTTCTTCAGGGCTTATACCCATATCCATAAGTATATGATCCAAAAAATGGGTCTCGAAAGTCTCGGCAAACACCTTTTGAAAGTCCCTTGCCTTGTCGTACACGCCCTGACTGGTCTCGATCGCGGTAGCCCTGTTTGCGGCACCGGGTTCGCCCATCACAATGGGTGATACGCCCAAAGAACCGTAATACCTGTTTCTGAAGTATTCGGCATAACCCTTTAAGTCGCTGAGGTTGGCAACTTCCTTATAATCTATTTCACAGTTGCCCGGCAGTATTAGGAACCCATCGTCAGAAGCGTTCTCTATTTCGGCCCTTACCCTTGCCAGCCGTTCAGGTGTGCCGGGAGACTCCTTAGTGCCTACGTAAATAACGGGCACATAAAACTGGTTGGTCTCGAGTAAATGTGACATAACAGACTCGATCATTCTTAAAACCATCAGGTCCTCTAACGATTCAAGGAAAAAGCTGCGTCCAAAAACGGAATCAGACTCGTCATATTTACCGTGCATCATCTCGATCGGCAAAAACTTCGGAAAGTTCTTGCCCTTTACGCTCGGTGTGGTCACGATATCTTCCTCGTAGTTATAGAAAAACATCATGCTCTCATTGTGGTAACGCACGTCCTGCCTGTATTCCGTTATGGTTCCGTGCTTGTCCGTAGACACTATTATCGATACCGGGTCTATACAGAACATGGAGGTTATGGGGTTCACTTTTTTGCCGTTATACTCGTAAGGCCTTCCGGTAGAGTTGTTCTCTGTCCTGCGCGTGTTGATAAAAAAGTTACCGTAGTATATAAGGTCGCCCATTGCCCTGCGTATTATCATGTTCATCTTTCTAGATGAGGCTGTTTCTATTTCCCTTATCCTCTGTTTTATATACTTGTCTATGGCCGGGTCTCCAGACTCTATCTTAAAGCCGTTTTGCAGGGCTACTTCCCTGAACCTTGCACCTATCTGTCTTATAGAAGCATCGGTTGTTATGGCCTTTTTTATTTCAAGCGCGGTAGAGTTGTACAGCGGAGCATTAGTAAAGGCACTGTTGTTAACGTAATCCGGAGTTACGGCCTTAGTGCGTTCTACGGATATCTTGTCTTCTTGTTTAACGAGTTGTTCATGTTTCCTGAATATGTCAAATATGCCCATTTTTCACCCCAAATAAAAATAACAGCCCTTATTCGTATCTAGACAGGGACTCCAGTGCTTTCTTAACATCATCGAAATATCTCATGTAAACGGAACGTTTACCGATAACTCCTCTAGCGGCATTGGCATACTTGCTGGTAAGTTCGTCAAGTATCTTTTTTGGATCATTAAAATTCACTATATCATTGAAAACATCCGGGTTAGACACTATGTGCTTTATTATTTCAGAGGCTTCTTTACTGTCGATTTCGTACTCGGTATAAAGCCCTTTACCAGACTTTGTTGACGGGTCTTTATTCCAGCCTTCCGTTACAGTATTGTAAGAATCACCGTATTCGGTATAACCTTCATAAGGAAGTTTTTCTTTAGCATTATCTTCATATTGTTGTTTTTCTTCCGTATAACCTTTATAAGGCGGTTTGCCTTTAACGTTGTCTTTATTGTCTTCATGTGTCTGTTTTTCATCAGTATAACCTTGGTAAGACGGTTCGTCTTCGGTATAACCTTTATAAGGCGGTTTCCCTTCGGCATAATCGTTATAGGGTTGTTTTTCTCCAGTATAATATTTATATGGTTGCTTTTCTGACGTATCGCCTTTATAAGGTTGATCCTTTCCTTGGGCGTTTGTTTTGCCTTGTTCTACACCAGTTACTGGCTTAACTGTAACGTTTACATTATCGCCACTTATGATGTCATTTATACGCTGAACTGGTGTTTTTGGTTCGTAACGATTCTCTATGCGTTTCAAGAAGGTTTCAGGCAAATCTATTATCCTGTCGTTGAAGCCTATACTCTTCAAAACTTTGCCTATATCCGACGGGTCTTCATTACCGGGCACCGGGTCTATTACCGGCACAACGTCTTCCTTTATGGACTTTACCTTCTTATAGCAGTCCTCTAGCTTGGCGGTTGAAAAGTCTATCGCTATTATGTCCTCAACGATATCTATGGCCTTGTCTATGATGTTTATGACCTTGAAGTCAACGGAATTGAGTTTAAAGTTCACGACTGACGCCAACAACTTTTTTGTGAGATCGGTGAGCCAGCTGACCGAAGAGTTTATACCCTGATTTATGGACATCTGTATTATCTCAAACACAGGCATACACATCCTGCATATATCCTGATCGTTGGCATCAGGCCCTTTCTTTGAGTCTTCAAGTCTGTTCATGTAATTTTCGTGAGAGTAATTTATGAACTCATATGCATCGGTATTGGATATACCAGCAAGTGCAAGAAGGTTACGCACGACCACGGGTTCTTCCTTGTTTTCAAACTTTTCGACTATGTTGCCGAGCATGGTGCCGAACACGGCCACTTCATCATAATTGTTCACAAACTCGAGGTGTATATAGTCTGAAAGGGACTTACCACAAATCGTGACGTTGAGCTTATCGCCTATATTACCCAGCATCTCTTCTGCCTTCGTTGAAATAATCGAAATGATGCCATATATAGCAACCTTCAAGATTATAGAGAGCATGTCGTTGAGGCTCTTGGCTATACCGTTAACGAAACCTATGCCTTTGTTGACCTCCTGCTCCGTTTCTTGAAGAAAGTCCTTAACTGTTTTCAGCCATTCGACTACTTTTTCAAGGCCAGATTTGTCTATGTCGTTCCTCTGCGGTACCTCTATGTTTCCATAGAACATCATGCAACAAAGCATATCCTGCGCGGCCTCTCTGGTATCTGTGAAGGCCAGATCGACAAGGTCAACAAGCGCATCGAGTATCATCTCGGAATAACCATAAACCATATCCAGGTAGCCGGCATTCTCGTCTGTGGCAAGTGCGGACTGTCTTTCCTGATACTGGCCTATCTTATCCATCACATTTGGAATAAGGGCGGCCATTTTACCGAACCAAGGTAATGCGGCCCTGCCGTTTTCTTCGAAATCGCGCATGTTGTTGTAAAAGCCCTGATTCTCGGTCACTATCGTATCTATCTGGTCTATGGCGTTAGAGGCCACAACCGGGTTTATTGGGTCATCTGTTTTTATGTTCTGATCAGACTTGTGCGACTGGTAGTAATCGGCCACAGTCATGGCCGCTATTCTCACCCGCGGGTCTACTGACGACTCCATCGGAGATATGTTGTAGTTAGACTTATCCTTCAGAATGCCATAAGTCTGTTTTGTATCAGGTTTCCGGGTCTTCATAGTATCCGCCTTCCTCTTTGCCGTCGACTATTCTCTTTTCGGGAAATATTTCGTCGAAGTAGATGTAATACCTGCTTTCCATCATCCTGAAGTTCATTATCGAGGTAATTACCTTCTGCATCCTCTTCAGAGGAGTAAGGCCAGCATATATCTTGTAGTTTTTCATCCTGAACACATTTATAAGCCTCGTTGAAATCGTGTCGAATATCGGGTTATACTCGTTGGCGTGTTCTGTGTCGTCGCCCATATACACAAAATCGTCTTTGCCTTCGTATATTGAAGCCATCTGATTTAAAGTGTTTGAGCCGAGTATCATGAGCATGTCGTAATCTATCTGCATATATTGCGTTATGTATTCAAGGGCGGTATCGACCAGATCTTCGTCAGGGAACTCTATGTTCGCGAACAGTGCCGGGCAATCGTAGACAAAGGCAGATAAGGATATGGCTATTTGTCTATTGTCGTTCAAAAGCCTCTCGTAAGACTCAGACGCCTGCAGCCTTTCCACTTCTGGAGATATTATCTCCGATACTATCTGATTGGCTATCCAGTCGTTTTCTTTTCCCTTCATAAAGTATTTTTCCGAAGAGAGCAGACCGCCGAAGTCGAAGCAGGAATACTTTTTTGTTAGTATTAGCCTTCTTCCACATATCTGATCCGCTTTTGCTTTGGCTATCTTGTACATAAATTCCTCTACGAAATAGAAGTAAGGTATAGCGTTAGCTATAAGCGGACCAACAAAAGGTATCAACACGACTATTAACTTTATTTTTGCTACGAAGTTTATGTTCCATGCTGTCTGTATTGGGCATAGAATGAATGTAGACAAAACCCATGCAAGGTCTATGGTCTCGTCCTCGGTCATGAGGACTCCTAGCAGGAAGTACAGGAACCAGTTGGTATTTTGCTTGCAAGGTTTTCTCTTGACGCCGCTTAACTCTTCCGGGTCTTCAACGTATATAACCTCATCGTCAGTAACGAACACTTTGTCACCGTATGAGACGTTATCTCCGTTGAAGTTTGGCATAAGATCTACATTTTCCTGTATGGCAGTTGAATTTGGAAGGCCTATCTTAACTATGTCCATGGCATATCTCGCGTCATCTTCCATTATGATGTCTGGAGGAAGCGGATTTTTGCGTATATACTTCTGCGGATTTTTATCTGTATTTTTTCGTAAATATTCATCTGTGTAATTTTCTATATTTTCAGCTATATGTTTTCGTAAATCTTCGTCCGTATACTTTTTGGGATTTTCATGTACATACTTTTCCGTTTTTCTTTTTATATACTTTTGTAAACCTTCACCTATATTTTTTTCTGGATTTTCATCTATATACTTTTTTATATTTTTGTCTATCTGCTTTTGCATATCTTTATCTACATATTCTTTGGGAACAATTAAATCTGTATCTCCACTATAATCATCCTCAAAAGTTATACTTGAAGGTCCTGGTATCTTACCGCCATCATAAGTTTGCGGCTCATATTCTCTTATACCGCCAGACTCTTCGTCGGTCTTTCCGGGATAAAATCCACCTTCGGTATATTCTTCCATGCCATAAGGCACAGACGAGGACTTGTATAACGCGCCACCTGCAGATCTAAGTATTCTCAACGCATCGATTACGTCCTGTCTGGTTGGAGGTATAGGCACAGACATATCCTTGGCAGATTCGAACAATTCCTTTATCAGCTCTTCTGTAACACTGTCTATAATCTGCACATTCTCATCTATTGCCTGTTTAAGCACTTCATTTCTGTCATCTTGATTCTTGCCGGTAGTCACCAATTCTTTGAGTTCGTTTTCGGCAGAACCTATATGTTCCTTAACGTCGTGCTCTATATATTTGCCTTTATTTTTAAGGTTTTTAAACAAGGAATCGTCTCCTCTTGCCGAAGTTGTAGTCTTTTAGAAAGCCCCTGTCACGCGAAAATCTGCGCCTTGATGTGTACATGACGTCTGATGACTCTTTCTTTTTGGCCTTAAAAAGTCTGTCTGAAACCACGTTTTCAACAAGGTCTTTAGAATACAGTTTCCACATGCCGAGGACAGACAGCTGCCACGCCTCAAGGGTGTGTACGTTGCCCTTTGTGTAATTCGGCACACCTTTTGCACCATATCCCTCTATTACGTAGTTGCGCATCTGACCGATCAACTTTGAAGGGTAATCCTCGGAAGCGGGCAATATTATCTTGTCCTCTTCCAGATACCTTACAGATATGTCAACCATAACCGGTTTAACCGGTTGTACGGTTATACCGCCGCTTACCGGATCGTACAACTCTATCGTCGATTGAAACGGCAGCATCTCCATCCTCTGTTCAAGCCTTCTCTCGGGCTGATGATGCGCAGTCTGTAACATCATCTGGTACTGAGTATTACCGTACCCGGCATCTAGCATTATCTTCCTCGGATTGTATATTGAGTCCATTTCCAGTATCTTTTCAACCGCCACTATCTGTGTGAGCTTGGATGGCGGGACCACCACTATGTTTGAAACGACTATGCGCCCGTCTAACTTATCCAGTTTAGACACCACTATATGGACACCGGCCGATTCGTTCCAGTCGACGCCGAAAGTGTATATGCCTTCACTCACCATCTGTAAATCGTCAAACTTGTAGTCCCTTAACGCTCGCTCTATGAAATCCGGCCTGTACACCCCGGATTCCTGCAGTGTAAATTCCGCCAGTATCTCACGTTGATACCGTTCTAACGGATACGTTTCCTTGAACTCCTGATCCTGTTCCGGGTTGTAGTGCTCCAATTCCTGATAAACATAATGCACGTGCTTATAAGAATCCGAATGGCACCACTCGTAGAAGTAAGATTTTTTACCGGCCGGGGTAGAAGCCGCCACAAATATTGTATCCGGACTGGTTGCCAGGATTGGTAATATGGCCTCTATGTCGCCCTCGTTCATGTAGTCCACTTCGTCCAGTATTATGAGGTCGGCTGACTGTCCACGGATGTTGGCGGCTTCCTGTGCGCCTGTTGTCAGACCGACTATCTCTGACCCGTTTACAAATGTAAACAGATGCGGGTTGGACTTGTACAGCTTGTGCTTTGAGTTAGAACCCTTCGTGACACCGGACATCAGCAGCTCGGACTTTTTTATGAACTCGTTCATCTGCTTGAATATGACCTCTATCTGTACTACGTAAGGCGCGGCCACGAGTATCTTGGCGTTGCTGTGCTTCATCGCAAACGTCAGGCCGAGTATGGCCATAACTACGGTTTTGCCGGCCCTACGCGGCAACCTCAGCACCTTTCGCCTTGAAGTACACCTCAGTATCTCAGACTGAAACCTTCTCAGCATCATGTCGAGCTGTGATACCGCAAATATATCGTAGTCAGATATCATCCTGTAAAGCGCATATTCTCTATCTGAAAGGTTGTGATTTTCTTCATTTTCTTCTTTTCTCAAAGGATTACACTGTATCTTAAACTTCTTGCCTTCGTTTTCAACGTGGTTCAAAATACAGTTAACGCACATGGGATCTAGCTCGTAATCTACGCCGGCTATCTCACGTGCGCGCCTTTCTCTGTTGTCTATCAAACTACCACCCTATTTTACTTGTCCCAGTATTTCTTCCTTATAAAGCTCGTCGGTGTAGTACCTTATCAGGTTGGTAGACGGGTCGTGATAAAACCTCAACTTGTGCCAGTCGCAGTTTATGTAAAAGTCGTTGAAATAAGAACCGGACCTTGGCGTCGATATAGCTATGATATTTTCTGAAGCCGTCAGACAGCTCAAAAACTCACGTTCGTCGTATGTCGCGGCCTCATCCATCAGCACATAGTCGAAGTATTTCCCCATCATATACCTTGGTTCCAATGCCTCTGTCCTCTTGTGCAAATAAAGACTTTGAGCGTTCTTCGTCGCTATGCACACCCTGTAGCCTTCGTTAGCGTACTTGTCTGAAAACATCTCACACGCGGTGGTTTTGCCCAAAGCCCTGCCGGAAGTTATAATGTGCCTGCCTGCAGACAGGTTTAACATCACCGTTTGAAGTAGATTAGGCTTTATATCTATACCCCCATATACCTGTAAAACCGATAAGGGTTCTCTGACACTATCTGTGCCTCGTTCTGCTGCTGCATCATATACTGTTCCCTCGACTGTACCAGTGCGTTCAATGCCACTTCTCGCATAGAAGACGCGGCCTTTGAGTCAACAAACTCCTCGAGTCTGGCTACCGGTACTCCCCCGTCCACATATGTCGCCTTCCTATACCCTGCATAACTGCCTAAGGACGAAAAATAGTCATACGCGCCCTTGCCAAGTGTAAACGCCAGCTCCACCATGCCGTATATCTGAAACGCATTTATGACACTGGATACAGACTGGCCTAACACGGCGGTACCTAGCACCTGTTTGGTTCCGCCCTGTGCCACGTACCCGCCCTTGCCGTACATATTTTTAAGAAACTTGGTCATACTGTTCTCGCCGAAGAAAAGCCTTTCGGGCACTATCATGCCTTCCTGTAAAGCCCTCTGTTTAACGACCTTGGCGGCCTGCCTGGCGAACCGGTTCCTGCCAAACATGTTTATATTGGCCTTCTTCTTAAAAACTGTATCGAGGCCTAAATCGTCTAACGCGTTTAAACCTTTAGCACCGCCCACTCTGGATACAACGTTCTTCTGCCACCAGCTGTTGTCCAGTCCCTTTAACGCGGCAAACTCCATATTTTCAAACAACGCGGTCTCAACGCCGTAACGAGCGGCAATGCCGACGGCACTGCCTAAAAAGTCGCTGGCAAAACTCAATGAACTTATCTGGTTCTGCGCGTTAGTCTCGTTGTTTAAATAGTAAGAATATGAAGGCAAATTAGATCCTGCCTCTCCTTATAGCGTCTTCAGTAGCCACGTCTAAAACCTTATTTGGTACAGAGAGTAGATTGGCACCAAAAGTGATGCCTACGGTTGGAGCGACCATACCAAGTACTCCTCTGACGGGTGTTGCTTTACCGTTCTTTATAAATCTGGCGCCAAACATGGCACCGGCCTGACCCCTTATACCCGCATCCTTTATATTCCTGCCAAGCATGCCCATGATATCGTTATCTAAACCTATCTGGCCAAGAGTCCTGTCTATGTTCATAACGTCTTCGGCCTTTGAGATATCCACGCCGAGACTTCTTAAACCCTGTGCGTGTATGGCCACAGCCTGATCCAGGGCATCACTCTTGATATCCTTCAAATACTCCGGTGTGTTGCCAGAAATCAGGCTGGATATACTTTCATCTATATCCACCGTACCGTTTTCCGAAACGGTTTTAAACGCATCTGTGCCCCTTAAAGTTTCCTCGAGCACATTTCTGGACTGTACGGCACCGTACACCCTTTTAGACACATCGCCGGCAAAACGTCTGGTCACGATTTCATCATTGCCTTTGTTTAAACCAACCAGACTTTGCGCCGTCTTTCTTAGCCTGCCTACATCAGACCCGGCATGCACCGCATTGAAGTCTACGTTTCTTGTGGCCTGTTGTATCAAATCCCTGGCCGCATCACCGGCCTTGGGCAACTCTTTAAACGAACCAACAAACGTCTCTATAAGCTGTTTTACTACACTAGTTCCAGCAGACATGTAAACCTACCCCTTTATTTTTTCGAGTTTAACTTTTCCATGGCCTGTTGCAGCTCGGTTATGGGATCTTTCTTAGGCGGCGCGTTACTGCCTTCCCTAGTAGCATTAAAGGCCTTTATGATCTTTATCTTCTGATCGTTAAGCCTGCCTATCGTACCAAGCAGTGAATGTTCCTTACGCTCCACTATGGTACTCTCATCAGAAGAGGTCTTATATACCTTTTGCTGCATACCCTGGTAACTCAATTCAGCGTTGGCGCGCATAAGCTGCAGCTCTATGCCCACCATCGTGTGAAGCATACTGACTTCTGACCTGTTGCCCATGTCTACGCCCAAACTGGCACGGTATTCGTTAAACCATTTAGAGGCCAAAGCACGCTCCACAGGACACTTTCTGCCCTCCGGATAATTTGGTGCAAATGGACACTCTGGCGCGTAAGGACAGCGTTCTATACCCCTGCATGTCAGTACGGCCGTATAAACCGAACCGCCAGAAAACTTTTCAAGCCGCTGCGCCAGCGCTATCTTTTCCTCATCACTAAACTCTTCTAAACCGTCTATATAACCTTCTATCTCCCACAGCTCTAATTTGTCTACATATGGTTTCACATAGGTAGGACTATTAACCGGTTGAATAATCTCTACAGTCGTCTTTGAAGGTAAATGTGCATTGTGTTTGCTCTTGTCCATAGGTTAGATATAACACTTGCATGTGTATCTTTCACATAAAGAGCGCAGGGATGAGGGTTGCATGGCTTAACCTTTATTATTGCTTTATACTCACAGTTTGACGCACACATTCGACGCGCCAAAGTCATATGTGTCACCCTATACTCAATACCTCAATAGCCCAAATACATCTAATCATCCGTTTAACTATTCACAATTTTCGGCGATATGTCCATATATGTGGACAAAATATGAGCCATAATGGGTCTTATATACTCATTATTTATATCACTTTTAGCGCATTTGGCCATATAAGCCATATATAGAAATAAATACTTGTGTGTATACCACCTACCTATATACAACCATATACCCTAAAATTGTATTTTTAATTTTTAGAGGTCGAGATATCACAAACAGATTTATACTCTAAAACTGCCCCACCCCTTTTGTACTGTCGATATAAATCGTACGCATGAAAAACTATGGATGAACAAACGATGGATGGAGGATATTGTGATTTAAGAGCAAGGCTGGATTATGAACAAACGATGGATGAAGGATAGTGTATGGCTGTTGTGAATTTTTGAGCTAGAGGATATAGCACCATTTTGGGGAAAACGATGGATGGAGGATAGTGTGATGTATGGCTATTGTGGGGATTTTTGAGATTTGTGCCCCACCCATCTCCACATCATGCATCACAAAATCTCGTGCGCCAACACGTTAACTGGCAGGAGGTATGAATATGACTAGAGAAAGATTCAATTACCACATGTTAAACCAAGAACTAAGCGAAAAGGTATTTGAGGCCGCTAAAAATGGTTTGTGGCCAGTGGGATTGAGTGAGAACCTGGTCCTTGTAAAAGATCAGGAGTTTGGCAATATTTACGCAGCGATAGAAGCGGAGCTCAGCAATGGGCTCTACGAAGTCATTAGAAATGACGGCACGATAGAGTGCCTGGTGATAGGAGGTGAGTATTAATGAAAAAAGTTTTAGTTGCAATTTGGAAAGTGATCATGAAGTCAAGCGAAATGAATATCAAGCACAACGCATCTGCCAACGTAGTATGGATGCAGGAAACGACCAAGTGGTAGGGGGTGTAATATGAGAATAATGACGTTAGAGGAGTTCATTAATTGGACTCCTGAAGAGCAATTACTATGCTCTTCTAAGGTAGTAAGGGCAAGGAAAGTTGGCTCTAGCGTGTATGTGCAGTACGCGCGAAAGGCCAACGGAAGCAGTATAGAAAGGCCGATGCTTGTGGTCTACACAGCACCGGCAAAAAGAAATAAGCTGTAGCAATATTGTACCACTTTATGCGCTCTGTGGCTAACGCTGCAGGGCGCTTTTCTTCTTACGTTTATATATGCATGCGCTTGGCGTGTGTATATACAAGCGTAAGACCTGGTTGGAAGGCAGGCAGCCTAAAGGAGGCGTTGCTATGTACGAATATGTGCTTATTGAAAACGCATCTATATTGTTGAGACGCGAGGTAAATGCCCGCGTCGAATTGGAATCCGAAACGTGCGAAGGGCTATTGGGTCGATACCTGTGGTATGACGACAAAATAGTCCTGTACGGGCATTGCGGACAAACAGTAACGGTGTTGGCCCATGAATATGTGCACTTACTTGCCAACACACGCCTTAGGAGCTACGGGTATGTAGAAAATACATACGAAGAGCTCACGGCAAGGACTGTAGAGTGCGCTGTTGCTAACTGGAAGAGCGCATTCGATCTGTG